GCTGTCAAAGTTTAATCTCTAGATTATAATGATATGGGAAAGTTATTTGGTTATCACACCTTGGGAGTGTTATTAAAATCGTTATCGGATTCTTGTTTTCGAGCAGACGAGCAAGAGAAGAGAGGGGAGAAGGTAACTGCTTGCGGAATGAGTAGCGATGAGATAGAAGACCTTTGTGAGAACTATCTGCCGTATGCTCTCAACCCAATGATGACTGCCGGTCAGGTGAAGAAGGAGGCGCATATCAGCGAATCTACCCTAAGAAGGGCTATCGCTGATGGGGAACTAGAGAGCGTGGGAAACGCTGGGGATCATTCTCATTTCTTTAAAAAATGGGACGTTAAGGAGTTTATTAAGAAAAGATTGAAAAGAAACAAGAACTAAGCCCTATCGCAACACGGATAAGCGATATGAATATGGTAACATTTTTATTTGTAGAGTGTGCTATCATTATAATGTTGAGCGTTTCGTTTAATATCTTTGTTTGGTGGACAGGAGATTATAAACGCAAGAAGTGGTTGTTTGCGTGGCTAACATTTATCAATGTGATAGCGATTGCTGGAACCATCATCACTTATTTTATGGGTAAATAACAGAATAATGAAGAGAAGCCTCATCAGCTTCTCTTTTTTGATATGGGTCTATGTCACCTTAAATCATTGGAAATCAGCTACTAAAAGAATGTTTGACAGAGTTATTAAACATGTAGATATTTTGGGATAACTTTGCTGCCGTAATCGGTTACATGTGTGAATAAACAAAATGTACAACTTTTATTTCTACAGGAATTATGGCAGAAGAAGTAATTAAGACTACCTCTTGTTGCAACGATGCAATGATGGGTGGTTTGCTTGGAGCGATGGCTAATCGTGACAGCAATCCTTTGGCAATGGCGGCTATGATGCGTAACCGTGACGATGATGACATGTGGAACAATCCGTTCGCCTACATGATGATGATGGGCATGATGCGCTATATGTATGGCGCAGACTGGAACAATCGTGACAATGGCGCAGATGTGCAGCGTGCAGAGATTCAGAGCCAAATCGAGAGCCTGCGTAACCAGATGGCCGACAATCAGAACAGCAACTTGCTGATGGGTGCCATACAGGGTAACGGCAACGACCTTAAGATGTTGGCAAGCAATCTGAACTGTGACTTCAACGCCTTGCAGAACTCTATCTGTGGCATTCAGGCTGGCATCCAGCAGCTTGGTGGTCAGGTAGGATTCTCGGCAGAGCGAGTAATCAACGCTATCTCGCAGGGTAACTTGCAGATGACAATTGCGCTTAAGGATTGCTGCTGCCAGACTCAGCAGAACATCATCAAGATGGGGTACGACAACCAGCTTGGTCAGAAGGACATCGTTAACCAGATGCAGCAGGGCTTTAGCTATACCAACACAGGTATAGAAAGAGCAGCTTCGAATCTCGGTTTCCAGCTCCAGCAAGACAAGTGTGACGTCATTCGTGCAGGTGAGAACAACACCCAGCGCATCATCGACACCTTGACAGGCCATTGGAGCCAGGAGCAAGCCAACGAGATTCAGGACTTGAAGTTTAAGAACTCTCAGTTGCAGCAGAACATCTACCTTGCCAATCTGATGAATGGCGGTTGCGGATGTGGCGCAGGTGTAGCAGGTGGCTATCAGTAAAAAAGTAAAGAATGAAACAGAAGCGTAGTGGTATGAACAAGATTTCTCCAGTGGGTTTGGCTACTACAGCATTGGTAGCCAACCAAGTTTCAGTTTTAGCTACTTACAATGAGAAGCTTTGCAGACCTTATTGCGTGAATGGCAGCGTGCAGCCACAGGCAAGCATAACTTACAGTTATGAGCAGCCTATCCTGAATGGTACAACGGTGTTTGTACCTATCGTGGCGACAATCTCCATCATTTCGCCTGTAGTAGGCAACAGAAACATGATGAGAGCACAGCCGTTGATTTACACGGAAAGATGGGTAGCAGCCTTCCAAGGGCAGACAGCACTGCCAACGGCTGTAACTATCGCCAGTGTTGGCAGAACGCAAAAGGCTAACGATGTGGTATGCGGAAAGGCTAGAGGCCTGAGCATATTTGACAGTCTAACCGTAGCATTGACTACTGCTTAGTATCATTATAGAGGGAAATGGTGGATGGTGTGTAAGCCATCGTTTCCCTCGCATTATCCATTTAAAAGATACGATTATGATATTCAGAGACTTGAAGGCTGGATTTCCAATCTATCTATTTGATAGAGCCAGCAGAAAATTTAAACAAGGTAAGGTGACGACCAATCCATGCCCTGACTTTGAGAATGGCAAGCAGAACGTAATGGCTGCTATGCCTGGAATGCCGAATTATGGGGCAAGGAACGTGAAAGTAAACGTGCAAACTGAGGATGGCAAGCAGTCTATCTATTCGGTAGTTGATACTGAGCAAACAGCATACAGCGACACCCTTGTAATCTCTTGTAGCAAGGAGAGTATCATCAACGAGGTGAACGCATTGAAGAACCAAGCCAATGACATCATCAATAAGATGCCGGACTTCGAGCAGACCGTAAAGGACTGTGATCAACTTCTCTCAGAGTTGGACACATCATTTCGTGACCAGCAGAGAACAAATCAGCGACTTGACAACATGGAAAACAAGTTGGACGAGATTTTCAAATACGTCAAATCACAAAAACAAGAATGATATGAACTTAGTAGAACTTATCACAAAATATCAGAGTGACGCCACACCGGAGCAGATGGTGAAGGTAACCAAGATCATCGGCAAGTTTGTGGCTATGCACGCTACGGAAGAAGACCTCCTGAAACTCTACAAGGAGATTTATGGGGTTGTGGGTAACGGCCACTTCAACGACTTCTTTGCTGAGGCTCAGATCAAGAAGATGGTGTTTGAGGATGACAAGGAGGTAGAGCATCGTGCTCCTTACTATACCATGGCCAAGACGCAGGAAATCTATGAGACGGTGAAGGACGAGATTCGGCCATATAACCAATGTGATTTTGCCGTGGTGCTGAACATGATCTACTCTGACAACTATAATCTGATGAAAAAATGGTTCCCGGAGGACAGCGAAGAGCAGTTGATGGATAAAATGGTGGATCTTGCCGTAAACTGGCTGAGGGATGATGATAACCCTTATGGCCATTGTAAGGCTTGGGGGTACTTCAATCACTAAATTATTTCCATAATGACCTAAGATATATAAAAGAAAACTATCAGAAGAAGAGAATGCAGGCAGAAAATGGGCTTGTGTTCTCTTTTTTCGTATGAAGTTGCGCAACTTATCACAGAGAACTGGGAATGATGGCTTATATTTGCATCGTTTCCATAACGGAGTGGGGACGGATAAATGAAAAAGAAAATGAATGATATTCGAGGTTACTTAATTGGGACGATATGGACTTTTCTGAGTCTACTGGTTCCCATCAGGGATTTTATGATTGCCATGATGGTATTATTTGGGCTGAACCTGGTGTTTGGCATCGTGGCTGCAGTGTTTAACGGTGAAGAATGGAGCTGGAAGAAATTCGGTATGTTTTTCGTATGCTGTGCAGTGTTCTTCGTGACGGTGGCTGCATTATTTATTATCGGTCATTTCTTGCATTCTGATACAGAGGCTCTGTTTTGCGTGAAGTGGGTGTGTATAGCTGCAACCTATCTGTTCACGACCAACATATTGAAGAACCTGAGACGGATGCTAGTGTCAGATACGCCCTTTTATAAACTTGTGGACTATGCTTATTATGCGCTGACACTTGGATTCGTAGAGAAATTCCCGATGTTTAAGAGATACCAAGAATATAAAAACAATAAAGAAAATGGAAATGAAGGAAATAACTAAGGAGCAGATATTGAAGATTATGCCGAATGCGAAAAAGAGGGTAGATAAATATTTGCCTTATTTCAACAAATTGGCAGAGAAGTATCACATCAATACAAAATTACGATGGGTACACTTCCTTGCCCAGATAGCGCATGAAAGCGGTGAACTTCTTTATACCCATGAACTAGGAAAAAACTCTTATTTCACGAAGTATGAGAAGGGATCACTTGGAAAGATGCTTGGCAACAGGCATAAGGGCGATGGTGCCAAGTATAAGGGCAGAGGCTTCATCCAGTTGACTGGCCGAAGTAACTACTCAATATTCCAGGTCTACAGTATGCAGCCTGTGTTGGAGCATCCGGAGTTGCTGGAACAGCCGGAACTTTGCGTTGACGTATCGATGTGGTTCTGGGAGGCGCATGGGCTGAACGAACTGGCTGATGCGGATGATGTGTTGAGAATTACGAAAAAGATAAATGGAGGCACAAATGGACTGGCGAGTAGAAAGAAGTATCTTGCCAGGGGTATGGTTGCCTTATAAACAGGATAGCTTATGAAATCGAAACATTTAATTATCTACCTGTTCGTTTGGATAGCGTATTTCTCAATGTTGTTTCTGACGAGTTGTAAGACGAAGACTGTGACGCAGGAACATTATATTACGGACCAAACAAAGACCAAAAGTTCGGATGCCTCCTGGCAGGAGCGATTTATCTCTGCTTTTGAGCAGATGGCAAATAGCAGGATCCAGGAGCACGAAACATCTGTCAAGGAAACTACCCATACAAAGGATAGTACTTCAACCACTGTAGACCAGAATGGAAAGCCTATCAAGACAGAGTCATGGCACTCTGTTGTGACCAACAGGAACACAAAAGAGGTGCTGAGGCTAAAGGATTCCATTAACATCATATCTAAGAAGGTAGATAAATATCAACTTCTTATGGTTAAAAAAGATTCGCTGATACGGTTAAAGCAAGACTCTATTAACATTATGAGGCGAGAACTAACCAAGAATGAGCAGCGACTTGTGACTATAGGGAAGGTAAGTCTTGGCGCGTTAATAGGTATTGTCATGGTCATCACTATTCTTGTTTGGTTGTGGCATAGAAAGAAATAAGGCTTATGAAAACGATAACTATAAAAATAGTGAAAAAGAGCGTAATGGGTGTGGTAGATGGACTATCTGCCACCATTGCGCAGCATAACCCGGAAGTGGACTTCCAAAGCGTATGGGCCAGTGATGCAGAAGAGGCTAAACTGGATATATACTATAGGGAGGCGATAACCGACTTAGAGAATTTTCTTGCGAGGTTTTCTTCTTCGACCACACAGAAGTTTGATTTGCAGGCTCTGGCTGATGATTTCTCTATCAATATAGTGACACTTGCTTCTTGGCCGCCAAGGTTAAGTGGTGTGCTGAGCAATCAGATTCAGAACTATCTGGTTCATGCTATCCTTGCCGGATGGCTGAGCGACTTCCCAGATATGAACCATACGGACTATGCCAGTATGGGAGCGAGTGACCTTGATGCCATTAAGGAGATTTTGTTAAAGAAAGACTTTAGCTTTGCTGAGGCTGAAAGAAAAGCCGATGATACAACGAAAGAAGGCTCTTCTGCCAGTGATACATCAGTCAGAGCAGTGGACTTTAACGAAAAGGCTGGTTCTTCTCCTATGGCTTCGGCAAGAAGTAGGGATGAAATAGGTAAGCAGAAGAATGCGCAGGCAACTGCCGGGCGGTCTGTAGATGCTGAGGCTAAAAGTCAGAATGAACTGGATGCTGAGGCTCGAAATGTGGACGAAGTAGATAAGGATGGCCAGAGTGGGCCGAAAGGGTCTGAGCGCAATCAGGACTTCGTTTCGCAGCATTTTCATCAGGATCGTGTAGACTGGAGCGGAGGCAGGCCACCTTATGAACTGAGGTAGATTTATTAATCATCTAAATATTTCGAAATATGGATAGTAAACTAATTACTTTGAACTTTAGCATGGAGCAGGTATGCAATGACATATTGGCCCGATGCTATGTGTTGAGCCAGGGACTGGTGGATGATGCGCAGAAGGACATCAGAGCCACTATTGAAAGCCCTGACAGTAAAGAGACTCGCAGTATTATTAATCGTGCTGTAACAGAAGCCATCGGTAATATCAAGGTTGCAGCTCAGCGTTATCTGACCTCAGGTAGAGTTGAGGATAACAACAATCTGGAGCGACTTGTGAAGGGTACGAAGAAGTATGTGTACACCGATAACAACAACGGCACATGGACTGAGGTAGTGACCACAAGCATCATCGGCCAGGAAGATGAGGAAGTGACTTCTACCGTAACCAAGGCTGGTAATGATCGGGAGGAAAGTGTCTATGAGACTGTTACCCTGAAACTGGAGATTCCGAACTGGAACGTGGCTGTGACGGATGCGCTTAAGAGCAATATGCATCGGTATATGATTGACTATACGATGAGTCAATTTTTGCAGGATCAGTATGCAGATAAGGCTGGACAGTATGGGGAGAGTGCTACAGCAGACTTCAATAATATGAAGAGCAACCTGTTAAGCCGGGATAACTATACTTTGAGACGGCCGAGCTTTACTTAATGAAACTTTTTTTCCTTCTTTCGTTTTAGGTGTGTTTATGGAAAGAGCCTTCGCTTCGGGATAACTCCTGATTTGTGAAGGCTCTTGTTTTTTGACATGGCTAGAAAGCCATGGAACGATGGGTTTTCTGCTAGAACTTACTGAAACGCCTGATGATTTCGAGGCGCGTATCAAAGTATTGATTAATTGATTTCATCTTCAGGTATAGGGCGATGCGGAAGAAACGATAGCTGTGAGTAGCCATGTAGCTGGACTTCATGCCGCCCAAGCGACCGATGTAATGCCAATTCTGATTATCATTGCTACCATATAACCACATGATTGGTATGCTGCCAGACGTGAGGGAATGGATATAGCCTGTAATGGAATCAGGTACGTTATCTTCATCGAACTTCAAGGTACGAGTAACTATGATACCATGATACTCTTTTGGATCTTTGTAATCGTGACCCTTATCAAGCACCATCACGCTGCCATCCCTATATTGTATGTAGGGGTGTGGGTAGGAATTGATAGCCGTAAGTACATTTTGTATAAGAAAAGTGCTCCAGGCATTATCCTTGATAGAATAGCAGAGGGCCACCGTATCAGCCGTAGAGGCCCTACTCGTCTGCGTAACATCCAGGCATAAGATGCGAGAGTTTTTGTAATCGTAGATAACCTGACAATGCTGGAAGAACTCTATTGGCGAGGAAGTAAAATCTATGAGTTGACGCATCTGAGCCTTGATAGTCTTGACGGATTCGCTATCCCCTTCTGCATCAACGAAGAAGTTGAGGAACTTACCTAGGCTACCGGAAATGTTGAAGCCGGGACCATCTAAGACATCGGACATGGAAACCACTTGTGACTCTGCTATGCGACTGAGGGAGCGGTTTGTGGCGAAGATAACAGACTGGTCTAACTGTGTGATAGACTTCGGATTGCTACAAACCTCACGACTAATTGGGTGGATGCTGCTATAAGTGCCTTTGGAAGAGACTTCCATCGCCCAGATACCATCGGTAGAGAATGCCATTAATGGATACTGACCAAACTGACCTTGGGAGAGAGCCCTTGTGGTCGAGGCTATGCCCTGGATGGTTCCGATGCCCACGGTATTGATTCCGTTTAGTGGAAAATAGAAGGCATTATCTGACTCTGAGGTGTAGATCTTGGACGGCATATAAACGGCATTATCAACGGAGTAAGTAAATTCACTAACCTCATATTTACTGTAATCAGATGTAAAGAAACTGAGATGCATGGCTCCATTGAGTTCTGCACACTCGGTAAGAGGGAAGGAGTAAATATGTGAAGAGGCTTCACCGCTGGTATTTATTAAAGTGCAGAAGAACACCATCTTTGTAGCGCGAGAGTCCGGGTAGAATTTCATAGAGTTGAACAAGCCAGCTCTGTTTATATTCCATATTGATACACTCTTCTCTACAATCTTCTGGCCTTCGGTAGTTTCTATAACCGTAACGATTTTGTTTATACCAAGGGATTTTTCAGAATTATCGAGATTCACGAAGAAGCGGCAGCCATAAGTGAACATAGAAAGTCCAAAACCATCAAAAAGAGTCTCGGATATTCCGTAGACATTAAGTCGGTGGTTGTAGACGTAAGCACCTTCGGCGGTTATAAGGTTGTGGCTTTTGTAGTCGTCCTTCATCTGCTGCTGTAGCGAAACGTTGGCTATTACTGATTTGTCGACAGGCAGGTTTGTGCTAACATCCGGAAAGTTACTGATGCTTTCCAAATCGAGCGATGCGATCTTGAAGAAGGAAGATGTATTACGTATCTTCTGGCAATAGTTCTCATCTGTCAGTGATGGTATCTCAGCAAGAGACACGTTGTGAAATCCGCCTTTATAAATATATGCACCACTTGATGGCGCATACGAAATAATCCAGTCCTGATCAGGGCACACGTTTCGCATGGTATAGTCGACAGTCTTCAACACAAACTTATTAATACGCTGAGAGCTGTCTGTCTTGGTAATGGGCGGTGTGATATACACATCTATGGACCGAACAATGTTTTTCCATTTCTGCAGCTCGCTAAAGACATCTCTCTGGCAAACATACATTAAAGCGACATTACGAGGCTGATACATTAGGACGTTATTGCTTGCAGTAAAAGAATATTCCTTTCCGTTAGCATCTTTTCTGTTATACTTTAATGTGTCTGTATACAACTGAACCTTTGATGCGCTCACCACTCTTCCAAAGTCGTCGTACTTTACGTCGCTGGCATCAATAGCAGTATCATCATTTCGTGGTGTTTTCGTGCCAGCCCACGACACGACATTCATGTTATATACCCTGTAATTGTTTGGTATGAGTACGGGCATAAGAACGGGAGCAGAGTGCAGAATTGTGGATCCGTCATATAGACGATAACAATAACGTACCATAAAATTGGCATAGAAACGTCCGTTCTTTGCGATGAGGCTGTTTGTACGATTGATAAGTGCCCAAATGCTTTCGGTTAATTCAGCCTGTTTCTCCAGTTTAACGTCAGCAACGGCATCTCCAGGTTTATACGCTTTGCTTTCTACAATATTCAAGAGATTGCTTACATTCTCCGTTGATACCTGGAAAGCAACCGTAAATCCATCTGCAGAACCTGTAATATCGATTCCCCCTGTTTCGTAATTCTCGGGTTGGTCTTCTCTACTGAGAGAAAAAAGAATCCTCATAAATGGCGGCTTTTGTCCCAAGTATTCGTATTTATCTTTGAGCCATACAGCATAGTGTATGCCATCGGTAGCCACGATGATGAGCGTGTTGCCGATGGAGTTGATAGAGATCACGGTGGATTCGTAGTCGAAGGACTTGATAGGTGTAGACGAGCCTAAGGTGCCATCCTGCATGAACCAATAAATGGAGGATGAGGCTATGGCTATGAGGTGGTGGTAACTGCCAGTTTCGTGTACATAAAGAATCTTAGCCACAACACCATTAATGGTGAGTGGCTGAGAGAGGGGTGTTCCTGTGACAATAGAAGGGCGCAATGCGCCATCATGCAGCTCAAGATTGCCGCAGAGGGATAGCGCACCGTTTTCTACTGCCATTTCATCAGGAGTTAGGCTGAGGCCTTTGTATCTAATTGATTGTTGCATATTTCTTAATGTTTAATATTTTATTATCGACAGTGCTCGCTGTCGGCCCTATTGACGATTGCTAAGGCTGGACAACTGACGCCATCTACATTGAGATTGATGGTTTCATTAGCCGTAACCAGTTCTATCTGCTTAGTACCAGTCGGGATATTCGGTATATAGCTAAGCAAGAAACTGACGGTAGAAACATTACTGGCATGGAGCTGCCCCTTACGGCCAGACAGTTTGATGCATACATTTTTAGCTTCTAACTCCGGTGTGGACTTGATGACATACATCTGCTTACTTGGATTATAGAAACAGAAACAAATCTTATCACCCGGATGGAGATCCAGCAGTTTGCAAGGACTAGACCTTAGAGTGATACGCCCATTCAGATTAAGGGCAAGTCCTCGCTTCTGAACGCGAGGACGATTGAGAATAATGACATCATTTGTTAGCATCATGATCTGTAGGTTTGTGGAGCCAGAAACGGAAATAATCGTTTTCGGCATCCTGGTTTCGTACTTTGACGTATTCTCTGGTAACATAGAAGTGCTTCTTGCTAAGAGTAGGGTTGAGGTTGTAATCATTCAACATCATGGCTGGCTCAACTCTGCCATCGAAGGAAATCTCGTACCAGTAGCGATGGAGAAAGAACCATGAACGAAGACGGACCTCCTGAATGGTGGTGTAATTACTCTTGTCTGCCCGGCACGGTACGATGCTCCAGGAGCCATCCTGCCAATGTTCTGTGGTCACTTCTCCACCTGGTGCCATTTCATGTTTCTTGATGATGGACTTTTGTATTTTGACGAGAAGGCAAACATCAGCCGTGAAAACTTTAGCCATCTTGCCATGGCAGAGCATGACGAAGCGGCCTTTCTTGTCTGGAAGTAGGCTACGCTGTTTGCCCGGCTTATTGATGACACAGACGGTGGAGAGGAACTTATGTCGGGCCATGGAGAGAAAATCGGGCAGTTTCGCCTTGGCGTGCATGCGGTCGATGACCTTCTGAACCTTTTTGAAGTTTTTCTCTGCCTGAGTCTCATGAATAGTGACCGGAGATTGAGGTAACTGATCTTTTCCCTTTTGCTCACGAATCTTCTTAACGTTTTCACGAACCTGCTTCTTTGAAGGTATTTCCAGAAGATGACCAGTTTTCTTATCAAGTCTGTATCTTGGTTTTTGCTTTTCCATAATGAGTAGTCTTTAAATGTTGCCAGAGTTGAGGCAAATGATTTCGAAATGATGATTCTCGCAGATGTCGTTGCCGTTGGCCATACGATGATTGAAGGAGCAAGGGATATGCTTGTTGTACAGGTCACACTGGAAGCAATGTTCAGGCACTTCTTCCTGTTCTTTGCTGTCATCAGTTGCAGGCATCTTACTTGGTACTGCCCTGACAACACGGCCAAAGTGGTCATAAAGTTGACCGGGAACGATACAGGTTGCCTCACGGAGGGATGGGAGATTGTAACCCATCTGACGGATAAACCAGAGGCGTAGGTAAATGATTAAACGTTTCAACTTCTTCATATATGATTGATGTTATATATTAATAATGTGGGTAAAGGTACGAGAAAAATGAGGATAAAAAGTGATAACTTGCGCAACTTAGCTTGTTGAGAACCAACTTGCGCAAGAATTGTCAGTGATTACTCGGTTTTACCGTCCTTCTCTTTCTGCTTGTTATCAGTGGAAGGCTCATGCTCGAAGACATCAAAAATCTTGGTCTCGCTGAGGCTCTTCAACTCATAGTCGTTCATGGTCTTGCCCATAACCTCGTCTACATAACGCTTGGCACGCTCGATGCTCTTGGCTTGGATGAGGTAGTTGACATAGGTACGCTTCTCCTTCTCTGTTTTCTCATTAATGGTGATGAAAGCCAAACGAGCCTTGAACCAAAGATCATCGTCATCAATATCAGAGAAGAAAATCTCGTTGTAGTTGGCTGGGTTGATGTTGGCAATCTTAAGTTCACCAGATACATAGACAGCCATGTTACCGATGATGCTTGCTTCTGCCTCGGTGAAGGAGAGGGCATCAACTACATACAGCTCGTTTACAAGTTTCTCGCTTCCATCCTCCTGGGTCTTCTCATAGCGTACCTTGCACTCGAACCATGTGCTTGTACGAGAGCGGAGGGAAGAACAGTTGCCTATGCCAATAATCTTTTCGGCAATGGCTTTATCTACTTTGACTTTTAAACTTTCTGTTTTCTTTTCCATAATCTTAAGAATTTAAATTGTTATTAATAATTTTGTCTAACTCTTCCTGAGGTAGCTGTTTTCCGTCTTTGCCAAGATATTCCTTGCAGATGAAATACATGGTGCCAGGATGGTCGGGATGGCGGTAGTGGTCATTCAACTCTATATTGGCAAGCTGCTCATCCGAGGAATTAAAGATAGAACGAGCCTGATGTGCTCTTGGCATACGTTCCATGACGTGGTACTGGATGATGTAGCCATCTTTCTTTATCTGCTCGTCTTTGAGACGTATGAGCATCTTATCTATCTTGGCTTCTTTCTCCTTGATGGTCTTGAAGAGGGAGTTGACCAGCTCCTTGTCGGGCTGTAGCTTCTTCTTCTCTTGGAAATATTGGATGGTTGAGGCTCTAAGTTCTGCTACAAGAAGGAAGAATGTGCCGTTGTCGTTCTGAGGGACATCATTTCCGTCTGCCTTCATGATGATGCCATCGACACGCTTTTCAAGTTCGATGGACTGGCGAAGCATCTTCTTATCGCGGTGTGCCCAATATTCCTTTTCCGTGGTTCGCATAGCTGAAACTAGCTTGCGAAAGGATAATACTGATTCTTCACTCATATCTTATTTGATACCTAAAGTTTGTTTAACTTTTCTGATGCGCTCCTGTTCCTTGGGGAGGAGGTTACCTTTTTCGTCTATTCGGCAGAGGAGTCTGAGATTTGGCTTGATGGTAATCCACTTGTGAAGACCATCGTGTTCACGCTTTATCTGTCGAAGTTGGGCTTCTTGCAGTCTTTCGTGCAAATGCTGCTCATGACGAAGTTTATTGATTTCGTTCTGTATTCTGTCCATTGTTAAATTCTTCTGAAGGTATTGTATCTAATATTGAATCCCATTGATCATACCCCACGATATCTAATGCTCTTATAACATCACACACTTTTACAAAGGCATAATCATTCTTATATTTCATATTGTCAATATCGTGAAACTTAAAAGTACAAGCTTGTAGATATTCTTTGAAACATTTCTTTTCTTCTATAGAGAGGTATGATGTACGAGAGAGAATTTTATTTTCTAATTCCTTTAATGCTACCTCATTTTGTACTCTATATTTATCTACGCTTGTATAGAATGAAACTGTATTTTCACTAAAATTCTTAGAATACTTTTCTATCAGCTTTAAAAACTTATCTTGTTGCAAATTGAAATCTCCAAGTTCGGCCTTGATCCTTGATAGAAGTTCTTCGCTATTTTGTAAACGAGATATTTTTCTCTTGACAGTATCTGAAGCAGAAGATAACACCTCTAGAGATTTTTCTAGATTTGCATCATTTTTCTTGATAGCCTCTCTGTATGAGATAAGTTCATCATGCTGCTCTTTGATGATTCTCTTTAAACGCTCGTTACTTTTGTCAAAGCGAGCCTTGAAGTTCTTGTCTCTTAGCGTGCAAGAGACGATGCCAAGCGTGATAACAAAGACCACGCTGAGGCAGATAATTAATGTTATTGTTACATACATAATTTATAATGTTTAAAGTTCTATTACTTCTGCTTTGTCGGCAGGAATGTCGTAGTAAGGGATGGAATATCCTTTGTCCTTCATTTCGTCTGGGAGATAGCAGCGGTAGTATACTCCGTAGAAGTTTTGCCATTTTTCCTTGACTGTGAGTATTGTTCCAGCCGGAAGCTCAGGCTTCGGCTTAAATGAAGAACGAGGATAACATCCTGACTCATGCTCATCTGCAGCGCAACAAGATGAGGATTTCCATAAATGAATTTTCATTGCTCTAATTCTTGTTTAAGTTCTACATCATCACCAAGAACATCATTGATTTTCTTTTCGATAAAATCATCAGAAGTATTCTCCTCTATTAGAGCATCAATGTTTGGTAACTCTGCATCAACTTTGTCTTCTTGCATTTTTGAGGTAAGCATACCAATTACTAATTTCGCCCAAGGACTATTAGCTATATCTGCCAATGAATCCTTTTGAAGCTCATAAGCTTTCTTCAACTCTCCGTTATCACGGAAATATCTGAGTACTTCCGTCAATGCAGCAACAAAGTTTTTGTCTGCCATCTGATCACCCTTTGCTTCTTCCAGTTTAATCATTAGGAAGAGTAAAGATGAATGTAAATCTGTTTTGTTCATACGCTACTTCTATTTATTAACTTCTCTTTTCCAAGTTGTAATAATCTTAGTAATCTAATCTTCATACACTAACTAACTTTCCAATCAATTGATGGTCGTGCTTATCGAAAGCAATTCCATACTTGAACATTTCTTCAAAAAGCATAAGACGCTCCTCGTTGGTAGCCAACCGAGTAGATTTCTTTTTATCCTCGGTCATTGTGAAATGAGAGCCTACCATTAAATTCTTAGCTTCCTTGTGAAGATAAAGATAGCAGAAGAGATTGTGACACTCTGGTCTCCAACGCTTACATAACACAATCCAAAAATCATCTATCACAACTATATTGCCTTCGGCAATAATATCTTCAAACTTATTCTTTTCCATACACTACTTATTTACTTTGACTAAATTTTTGAGATTGTTGAAAGCCTCATAGTCTTCCTTGCTGATTTCTATGCAGTTGTCGAACTGGATAGTTGCAGGATCAACTATCTCTGAATATCCTTCATTAATCGCCTTGAAAGCCTCCATAAGAGGGAACAATGCTGAGCCATCATCCTTCATAAAGGTAAAGTCAACCTTACGCCATGTGTTGGCTATGTCTTTGCGCATGAATGATGCGACTACATAAAAATATCTTTTCTTCATATTACTTCTTGTTTTAATTGTTCTTCGATTGCTTCCTGGGCTAGGATTTGCTGCCAGTGGGCTTCTTTGTAATTTCTTGCCTCTTGCTTCTCTGTTAGTTGTGGGTCGTAGCCACCGAAGCAATAGGCGTCAAATTTCTCATACTCCTTCATTGTATGTGGAGGCTTGGAGCCAGGAGTGGCTGGAATGTAATCCCTAGCGAACTCCTTGGGCAGGAGGTTTTTTATAGTTGAGGCTACAGGGTCGATGACTTCGTATTTGAAAATACGGCTCTTTCCTTTTGTAGGAGTGTTATATACTGGTTTTGCCCAACAGATGTTACCCCTGTAGTGTGACATGAGACCAGAGAAATAATAGGGCTTCCATATCCTCTTATCCTTGTATGCACAGCAGATGCCTGTAGGAGAATCTTCATTATAAGCACTATCAGACTTCCAGCAATGGTTATAGCCGAGGTCACTTATGTGGCTATGTATACAGAACTTGCACATTCTCATTTTCTCCTGATCAGCAACTGATGGCGTTGGCTGCATCTGGTTTTGTTTGATGTAATTGCCCATAGATGTATGATTTTAAAGTTCAACCTTAGCATCAGCTTTATCCTCATTGCAATTGCAATGAGGTGTGACTATGATTGTGATGTTCTCGTCAATACGGAAGTACGCCCAAACTTCGCTATCTTTCTTAGCTTTTGAGAGAAGCGTGATGTGATCTTTGCCCAGAAGAAATAAAGCATCAATTATTGCGTTTATATGCTGATTGTTGATAAAGAATCCGTCAAGCTCTATGATGGCATTATATTCTGGTTCATAACACTTTCTGATATTTCGCTTAAAAAAGCCAAAACCATCGCATGCTGGACAGTTAAAGTCTTGATAATGGGTCTTTCCATTATTATCAGTATACTCCCATACTACTGAACCTATACCATCGCATTCGTTGCAATTTTCCTTATCATATTCCTCATATTCTACTTTCGGCAGAGAATCGTATGCTTTCTGTAGGCTTAATAGAGGGATATTCAGTTCCTGCTCTACAGGAGGAAGTTTAAGATTAAACTTTTCTGTTCTTTCATACTCGCCCTGACAGACTTCTGCATTGATGTAGATAGCCTTGTGGCAATCAGAAGCAAAAACCTTGTTGTCTTTGAGAAGAGGCATTGCAGAGAGGCTTTCTTTGCTGTAGAACAGTCCTAGCAGCTTCTTTTCGTCTACATTTTCATATCCTTTCATAGTTCTGTCTCCTTCTGTTCTATAGGTTTACGCTTCCAGCCTTTGCATGCTGGCTCCCAGAAGAAATGATGGTCGGAATAGCGGAAGCAATTGCCCAGACGCTTGGACTCTTTTCTGAGGGTGAAGAAAACACAGTTCTGGCAGTGTTTTCTGTTGCTTCTCGCTATCAAATACAGATAGAGGACTGCTATAGAGCAGATGAGAAGCATAAAGAGGATGAATGTTAATTCTGTTTGCATAGTTACTTCTTGCTTTTGATGATTTTATTTAATAATTTCTTGTTAGCCTCGGTTGCCGGATCAGAGTGATAGACTACGCTGACATCATGCCGGGCAGAGATAGGGGCGTGGCGCATGTAGTCATCGACTTGCTGCTTCACTTCCTCTAATGAGCGACAGAGGACGTATTTATAGCCTGCTGCTTCCCAGAAAGCCTGAAACTCTTTCTGATGGGCTGACTGCTGATTGGTGTGGCCATACTTCAATTCTATCCCCAGGGCATGATAGAAAGCCTTGTGGGGGCTGAGGTCACCGATGTTCTCTTCATATCTGATGGAAGGGAGAGCCAGGATGAGATCTGGAACGCCCGGCACAACTCCTGATGCAGCGTTGATGGCTATCTTCTTGCCACTGGTAGCACCATCAGCCTCATTCTTGGGATGGAAGAGGAGAGAGGCATAAGCCGGGTACTGTAGACGGAACCAGCGTACACAAGCTATCTGTAGCTGCCCTTCATGTTGCACCTTCTTCTGTTTTGTAGCAGATTTCTTGGTGTATTCAGGATAATTGCCGTTGAGGCGGTCGATTAATTCTTGTCTGTCCATAATCGTATGAATTAAATTGTTTGTTACTTGTATCTTAGTCGCTGAGGAGAGATTGGAGATAATTCTGAGTCTGATCATCCAAGTCGGCCAGTGACTGTTCTTCTTCTGCCACCGATGGATTCCAGACGATGCCCAGTTTGGCTAGAGTGCCATTCTTGTAGGCATCTTTCACCATCTGTGCCATGGAACCATTCGGGTTGTTCTTGGAGGCTTCTATCCAGCCGAGATACTTCTGCCGTAGGGCTTCGGTCTGTTCTTTCTCCTCAGCCTTTTTGCGCTCTTCTTTCATTCTGAGGCGAGCTTCTATTTCCTCGTTGGTCTCCTCGCGTTGAGGCTGTGGAGGAGAAGGTGGTGGAGAACTTGAATGCTGAGGCTTCTTCCCGGCTGAGGCTACAACTGTAGGATTGTCGAAGGTTCCTTCCATCAGAGCCTCGTAGTTTTTGGGATTGAAGAGCCAGTTGAAGGAGATATAGCATCCACCATCCTTGCGCCCTGAGAGAAGATCGGAGTTGAGAGCCTTGCGAAGCATCGGATCTATATCCTCGAAGGAATAGTCTGAGATAAACTTTGCCACCATCTTCTTGCGGTCGGGAGTCATCTTTGAGATTGGCTTGACCTGCGTGCCCAGAAAGAGACGATTGAAGAGTCTTAGCACTTCCGAGAACTGAACTTCCGGATCCAACGACTTTTTTTCTTTTTCTTTTTTTTGTGTGTGGGTGTGGGCTTTCTCCTTTCTTTGTTTGTTTTCTTTTATAGGGGGTTCGGGGGAAATGTTTTCTTTTATTTGTTTCTTTCCTCTTACTTCTGTGCCCTTATCTGTGCCCTCAACTTCGGCATAATCTTCGGTATCACCTTTATTTAAAGGGGTTTCGGGATTGTTAATCTGTGCCCTATGCTGTGCCTTTTGGTGTGCCCCTTGTTTAGGGTGTGCCCTGGAGCGTGCCCTATCTTTGCCCTTAATCGTGCCCCTATCTGTGCCCTTGTTATCTTGAAGATATGCTGCACAATCTTGTGTATCAGTAACTTGTGAAGTTAAAATCTGTGCCCCTGATTGTGCCCCTATCTGTGCCCTAAAGAGTGCCCCATTCTGTGCCCCAAGTGGGTTTTGATAGGGTAGTATGCAGTGGGAGAGGGGATGCGAACTGTTAACATACACTATTGTTGAGGCTTTAGGGGAGCTGCATTTTGTGATGATTCGCTCCTGTATGAGAACATCGATGGCACAGCGGATAGACTTGACCGAGGTATGGAGCCGATCAGCGAGCAGACGTAAGGAGAGCGTAGCAGCGGAAGCCTCATTGTGGGTGGAAGACAGGAGCACGTAGATGAGCACCTGTACCACCACCGGACGATGAAAGTAACGCCACTGCAGCAGCTCTGGAGTAAGAATGTAGCCATCTGTTTTCATTTACTGTTGCTTTTATTTGGAATATAGAATTTACTATCTTATATTGTAACTCATTGTTTGTAGGACCAGGAGCAACCTCCTGCGGTCTTACGCTTGCCTCGTAACACTTGGCAGATGTTGGATGCCGATATACCAGTACGTCTTTCGGCATTTTTGATGGATAAATAGCAACGTGTGGTTGTACCATTATTCATAACTATAGCCTTGCTATTCAGTGTCTTAGACTTCTTGCGACTGGCGGAATATACACTAAGTCGGGAGCACCAAGAGAGGTTGGAAAAATGATTGTTTGTGAGCTTTCCATCCTTATGCCTAACGAATGGTTGATTCGCCTTGTTGGGGATAAAGGTCTCAGCCACCAGTCTATGAACTAATTCTTCGTGCATCTTTCCTCCATAGAAAAGACGAACACGGAACAAACCGCGAGCATTTATGCTCTGGGTAACGATAGCACCCTTTTTCAGACATAGTGTGCCATTGTTGTCCACCATCCTTGGATGCCTTCGGATTCTGCCGAGGGTGGATACCTGATATTGGTTGGCGTAACGTGGAATGTTTTTCCAAAATTCCTTTTCCATATCTATTATGTGTTTCTGTGTTCTGTTTACCTAAAATGGGGCAGCGGTGAATGCTATTTCCTCATTACCTTCGTATTTAATGCATTGTACAAAGTCACCTACGTGCCCGGTAGATAATAGCAAAGCCTTGTATCTGTATGGGGAATCACCTATACGTTTTTTGACAAAGATTGCTGGTCTCCATTTATGTTCATCAAGGTTACGCACAAGAACCTTATCGAAGGTCTTGAATGATGGATGCTCCTTGTTCTTCTTCCAGAGAGTGAAAGCATTTTGAAACAAGATAGCTTCTTCATCAAACGCTTCTCGCAGTTCCTTGTTTGTACTTATGCGAAGGACAAATGCCTGATCGGTAACGAAGTTCTCGGTCTCAATCTCATACTGATTGCCAAATGTCAATGTGTCTTGACTCTCGTTCTTTGCGATGAGTTCGCCTATGATGGTCAACTCTCCATCCTCGTCTTCTTCGTTGAAGACGTAAAGGTTGCCAAGTTCGAAACATGGCATTGTCTGTTTGTTGTTCTGTTCCATATTGTCTTCCAACTCTTTAAGTGCCTTTTGTAAATTATTGCTAGCCATTTCACAAAGCCTAATAGTAAGCAAATCATAAGATAGCTGCTCTTTGGCACGTTTAATATACTCAATAGCTTTATTTTTGCTCATTTCTTTTCTCCTCCAGTTCTTTTTTTCTTTTGTTCATTGCCTCTTGTTGCTCTTGCTGCAACCTTTTTAGATTGTCCATTCTGTTACGAAGACTCTCTCGACTCTTTTTGATTTCGTGTTTTACGTAAAAAACCGAGAAAACGAATCTGAAAGCCATCCATACAAGATATAGTAAAATTGGTGAAAAAATCAATAGCCATGACCAGTGAATAGCACCACATAACTTCATAACAATAAACGCAACTTGAATTAAAGTTGCAAACAATTTAAATTCTTTCATATTCTCTTCTTTTATATCCTTTGCAGGATGATTATTTAATCTATTTTTCATTCACATGGCAGTTTCTCCTGATGCTGCACGTATCTTTTGTGCTTAAGGCAATACTTGCCATTGATGCAGTTACGCCCATCATGGCAGAGGAGGCACTAGCGAGCTGCATAGGTGCTCTTACTTCTGGAATCGCTCATAATAGTAAGTTACTATCTGATGCTCGGTAGGCTGAAAGCCATTACGAATGGTAAGAGTATCTACTATCTCATCATAGGTACTCTGAGGCATCTGTAAAATGAGATTTTCATCATGAATGCCCTGAGAGAGTTTACTGAGGTAGAGCCATCCAAAGACTAGCCAGATGGCAATGCAGAAGATGATCTTAATTGTTTTCATAACTTTATCTTTTTATATTGTTTATATTAGCGGTAGATAAAGGGATTCATCTTATTTGGGACACAGATAGTCTTGAACTTGGCAGGCACATGCATCCAGCTCTGATACTTTGTATTCGTGGCGAGTAATCTTGCCATTTCTGCCTCTTGCGAAGTCTTTCACCTTTCCTTCACGTTTCCATCGCTCTACGTTTTTTCTTCCGTAGATGTCGTATGCCTTTGCTTGTGTGAGGAACGGACGTTTACCCACAGCTTTGCAGACTTCTTCTTTCACAACGTTGCGTATGGCTGACAGGAATGTATCAAAGGATAGCATCTTATCTGCAAACTGGATTTGTACTACTTCGTTCATGACTATTGTTTTTATTTGGTTCTTGTAACTGTGATGATCTCTTTCTCCCGGTTGATTTTGGTCTTGAACTTACGACAGTAAATTACACCTAATTCCGAGCAGGTTGACTTGATCGTTCTCATTCTCCTGATAGGGAAACTGATTGATTTACCCAGCTCCAGCTCTCTGATCTGAGGTCTGAGTTTTACTTTTTCTTCTGACATATTGCTTGAATTTAATTATTATTTAACTAGTTTGAAATCGTAAACGAAAACGAGAGGATTGCTGTCCCAGTGGAGGTGAAGTTTACAGCTAAGCATCTTGTATGCTTCGATAGGAGTTTCGTACCACCATTTCTTACGTTTGCTATCGTTAGTGGCATCGTATGAATAGGCATCCTGGCACCCTTCTATGTGGCTACAGAAGATTCCTTCCTTCATGCAGTCATCGGTGCTGATGTCCCATAGTCGTTCAACTCGAATGTTGGTAATCTTGATTTGATGAGGCATCGTTTTTGCCGTGACGAACATCTTATTATTCCATCCTGGATGTTTGCATAGAATAATCTTGATGGATGAATCCATTGGAATGTCGCAGTATCTTTGTGCGACTGCTACGACTTCACCTATTTTGTAAGTGGACTTTGCCACAATCTCATTTCCATCGTTGATGGCGAGTTTGCCTTTATCTTTACCTTCCGTACAGAAACCGCAGCTACGTTTATACTTGAATGGCTTTTCATAAGCGATTCTTCTTGTCTGAGTCTTGCGACCGTCCAGAACAGCTTGGGTGAGACCGTACTGGTCATTGAACATTATCTTTTTCATACGCTTTGTTTCGTTTGTTGTTTCAAAACATTATTCTGAATGGTTTGCCTTTCAAAGACGGTCTCTTATCGAGAACAAACTTTAATAAATCCTCGTATCGTATCACGAACAATGGACAATACATGTATTTCAGTGTGCATACAAATCTGTTATTGAGCATAATATCGAGGAATAGAGCTTTATTTTTTTTCATTTTGTGCCTATTTTTTATAGTTAACTAAAGCTGGAACTAGATCTTTGAGGTACGCCCATTGAACAATCTCTTCGAAAAGATGACCACCAGAGTCTGTGAGCCATCCGCGTGAACCATCAGGGTCTGTGTAAGTATGCCCCACCTCTTTAGTCAAGCCATCAGCATAATCAAGTAGGCAATCTTCTTCGTTGCTTTTTGGAAGTTCTTTTCCTTTATGCCATACTTTGGATATGTTTATGTATAATACATCATCTGCACTCGCTTTTACCGCCATACCTTGCCAAACATGGTAACCGTCATGTTGCTTTCCATCCGGGTCTATCAATCCCCATGTAATCCCAGTGTGGCATGGAAAAACGTATAGCCTATCTGGCACATCAGGAACTTTTTTATCTTCATTCTTCATTATTCTTCAAATTTATTTGGTACTTATGTATTTATTTACTAACTTTGCACCGCAAATTATTCATGGAGGTCTCCTCCTTCTCGGCAGACAAGTCTGTTATGGAATGCTCTGCGAAGAGAAAAGAAACTAGCCCTTGGTCCTGTGCCGAGGGCTTTTTCGTTGCAAGTCCGACTTCTTGCAGCGACCTCCACACCATGTTGATGTGGTCGTAAAGGTCGAGAAAGGAGGAGACTCCATAATGAATAATTTGCAAACAGAAAATGGCAAGAAAGAAGTTTTTTGCCGATACATTCGTAAGGGTGGTAAGATTATCTATCCTAAGACAGGTAACTTTTTCCATTTCTTTGTCTAAGCGTTAAACTTAGCTTGCCTATTTCAAGGGAGAAGGGTCACAGGCTTCTCCCTTTTTATCTTTTATCCATCCTCTGCTTTTGCCGATTCCGGAAATATTTTATCTTCATTCTTCATTATTCTTCAAATTTATTTGGTACTTATGTATTTATTTACTAACTTTATGGTGCAAAAGTACAATAAACTTTTTAGAAGTGTATGGTTTGGTGGGCATTATTAGTATATATTAACCCACTTTGTTGAACATTTAAATGATTTTAATATGAATGTGCAAAGAATAGTGGACATTATAACGTCCAATAAACTTAGCAAAATTGATATTGCTTCTAGGATGAAGGTAAGTCGAACAACGTTGGATAACCTTCTGAATGGTGCTGATGTGAAGGTTAGTACAGTTGAAAACCTTGCTGAAGTCCTTGGTGTAGATGTTGCTGAGTTTTTTAGTTCAGATAAGAAAACGCCTTCTTTGGCTAACAGCAGTAATGTGGCTGATATGAATGAGCTGGAGAGAGAAGTGATAGCCCTACGTGCAGAGAATAAAGTGCTCAGGGAAATCCAGGGTCTTTCAGCAAGAAATCAGGTACATGTAGGATAATTAAAATAAAAAGAAAATGAAAAATTTAGTTGTGATTTTAATGATATTCCTTTTTTCTTCATGTTGGTCGCATACACCAAGTAAGAATGAAGAGGAATTAGCTAAGACTATTTCTAATTCACTAAGTGCAGATAATGATTCTGTTGATGAAGAGGTTCCTACCATTGGGCAATATGTATATATTGATAGGACAGGTTGCTTGCATATACAACAAGATTGCTATAGTTTGGACAATAATGACCAAATGATTCTGTATGCAGAAACAAGCGATGAAAAGACTGAAAGTTCCTTGGATATAGAAGGTAGTCGTTATGCTTTGCATAGAATTTCGGTAAAGGGGCAATTGAAAAATGAAGATTTGAATTTTTGTTGTACTAGATGCGTTAATGATTCAAACTATAACATACTGAAAAAAGAAGTCTCTAATAATATAGAACGAAAGAATTTGGCTACCGAAGGTGGCTCTGTAGATTTGTCTAAGATTCCTCCTTCACGCAGGCATTTGTATGAGTGAGGAACTGATTGACCTTAGAACAGAGAATAAAGTGCTGAGGGAGATCCAGGGGCTTTCTTCAAGAAGTCAGGTACATGTAGGATAATTAAAATGTCGTAATATGGGATTTACTGAAGATGATTTAGGAAAAACATTTAAGAAAACAAAACCTGAAAAGACCGAAAAATTAGATACAACAAAATATCTTAATTATTTTCAGTTCTCTTGTTTTAGGTTCTTTAGCTATTTGAGTTTACGGTTTCTTAAGAATCGCTTGATAGACTATCGGGTCGTTCGATGGAAAGTTGAGCATAATATAGGTTTAACCGATATGGAGATGTTTTTGGCAAAAATTGATCTTGCCAAACTTAAAGAACAGAAAGTTTATTTTATTGATTATGTTAGTAAGTGGGGAACATCATTATTGGACACGGATTATTTAAGTAAAAATGAAGTTACGATAAGTTTCTATGCTTCCAAATTTAATAATGAAATACAAAGAGGCAAACGTTATTTAAAACTATCCGTGTTCATCTTTTGTGTTAGTGTGTTAATGCTAGGCTACTCAATAGGCTGGTTGTCTTATTCTAGTAATGCTGAGGCTGATGGCTTCCAAACTGAGGTAACAGCAGGAGGCAACGTATATGTATCAGACAGTCCTGGTTCTAAGCGATACCACAAGGACAGAAATTGCCCAGCTCTTAAGAGAAGTACAGGAAAGATAACTTCTATAGATGAGGCTAATGTCATTGATCAAGGAAAAACTTTGTGTGGATGGTGTGGAAAGAAATGATTTTAAACAATTATAAACAAGTTATAGAAATAGCCAAGTATGATAAGGCTAATAAGTAATTCAAGAACTGTTTAGAGTAGCAAGTAAAAAGCTTAGTAAATATAAGGCTTTACAACTTTGTAGCGAAAATAAAAAACTGAAACGCAATGAAAATAGGAGATAAAGTAAGATTCCTGAGTGAGGTGGGAGGCGGCA